ACCAAAAAACAAAACCTAAACCGCCAAGGTCAACAATGACCGCGCAAGCTGGCGCGCCAGGCGATTGGATTGTCGGCGCCCAAACCGCCCAGCCGGGGAAAATGACCGCGCTGATTTGCTGCGACATGTAGCCGCAGGCTGTGTCTGGAGCTTGCACCCCCACCCCCCAGGGGCCGGCGCGCGGGTGACTGTCACGGGCACCCTCCGCAAACAATTTTTTATTTTTTATTTTTACGCAACACAGTTTAGTGCAGCCTTGCCCGCGCACCCCGCGTCATCTATTATGGCACCATGACCTTCTATTCCCTGCCGTTCGCACCCGAACGCCCAGAAGCCACCGAGGCGCGCTTGGAGGCGATCTACGAAGCCGCGCGCTATGGCCTGAAAGGCGACAGCCTGGCGTTGGCCGCCGGGCTGACGCCAAAGCAGTTCCGGCGCCTGTCTGAGTTTGACCCGCTGGTCGAGGTCGCTGAGATGAAGGGCCGCGCTGACGGCGAACTGTCCGCCGCCAAGACAATGTATCACGCCGCCGCCAACGGCGACGCCAGGGCTGCGCTCGACATCCTCAAGCACCAGCACGGCTGGGTTGCCAAGCAGCAGATCGACGTGAACATCGACCAGCAGATCAGCATCACCGGCGCACTAGAGCGAGCGCAGACGCGCGTTATCGAAGGCCTGTACACCGAACTGACGCCGTTAAAGGACGACACCCACTATGCAGCAGCCAATCTACTCAGCAGCCGAGGAAATGGAATTGATGAGTCGGCTGTGGTCGCCGACGATCAAGGATGACCCGCTGGCGTTCGTGCTGCTGACTTACCCGTGGGGTGAGCCTGGTACGCCGCTGGAACACTTCAAAGGGCCGCGCAAATGGCAGCGCGACGTGCTGGGCACCCTGCGTGACCACATCAAGGACAACCAAGGCAAGGTGGACTACGACACCTTCCGCAAGGCGGTGGCGTCAGGCCGCGGTATCGGCAAGTCGGCGCTGGTCAGTTGGCTGGTGCATTGGATGCTGTCCACGCGCATCGGCAGCACGACCATCGTGTCGGCTAACTCCGAGGCGCAGCTACGCAGCGTCACATGGGCCGAGATCACCAAGTGGCTGGCGATGGCGCTGAACAGCCACTGGTTTGAGATCGCCGCCACACGCATCATGCCGGCCAAGTGGATCACGGAACTGGTCGAGCGCGACCTCAAGAAAGGCACGCGCTACTGGGCCGTCGAGGGCCGGCTGTGGTCGGAGGAGAACCCGGACGCCTACGCCGGGGTTCACAACTGGGACGGCGTGATGCTGATCTTTGACGAGGCCAGCGGTATCCCCGACAGCATCTGGTCGGTCAGCGACGGCTTCTTCACGGAAAACACGCCGCACCGCTTTCACGTCGCGTTCTCCAACCCGCGACGCAACACCGGCTACTTCTACGAGACGTTCAACAGCAAGCGCAGCTTCTGGCGCACAAGCAACATCGACGCGCGTGATGTCGAGGGAACCGACAAGAACCTGTACCAGCGCATCATCGACGAGTACGGCGCGGACAGCTACCAGGCCAACGTCGAAGTGTACGGTCAGTTCCCATCCGAAGGCGACGACCAGTTCATCCCGGTCAATCTGGTGGACGACGCCATGAAGCGGCCCAAGCACAAGGACGAGACGGCGCCGATCACCATCGGCGTCGATCCGGCGCGGTTCGGCAGCGACGCCACCGTCATCGCGGTGCGGCAGGGACGCGACCTGATCGACATTAAGCGGCTGCGCGGCGCCGACACGATGGAAGTGGTCGGGCACGTCATCGAGGCTATAGAGGAGTACAAGCCTGCGCTGACCGTCGTCGATGAGGGCGGCCTGGGTGCAGGCGTGGTGGATCGGCTGAAAGAGCAGCGGTACAAGGTGCGCGGCGTCAACTTCGGCAACAAGGCGCAGAAGCAACTGATGTACGGCAACAAGCGGGCCGAGATGTGGGGTGCGATGCGCGACTGGCTCAAGACAGCCAGCGTGCCAAACGACCGCTTCCTGAAGTCTGACCTGATCGGGCCAAAGACGAAGCCGGACAGCAAGGGGACGCTGTTCCTTGAGTCGAAGAAGGACATGAAGGCCCGCGGGCTGGCGTCACCCGACGCTGCGGACGCCATCGCGGTGACGTTCGCGTTCCCGGTGGCGCACCGCGAAGGGCGCGTTGACAAGAAACGCGGAGGTGGGTATTCTCCCGCCGGTGTAGCTACAAGCTGGATGGGGTCGTAGCGTGGCCGACAAGAAGAAGTCTGTTTCGTTGGCCGTAGGGCGTGGGGAAAAGCTCCCTGCGTCCAAGGGTGCGGGACTGACGGCCAAGGGCCGCGAGAAGTACAACCGGGAAACCGGGTCAAACCTGAAGCCGCCGGCGCCCAATCCCAAGACAAAGGCGGATGCAGGGCGTAAGGCGTCGTTTTGTGCGCGTATGGGCGCGGTAGCAGCTAAGGCTAAGGACGGCGAACGCGCCAAAGCCAGCCTCAAACGGTGGAAATGCTCATGAAGACGTGTTTTCGCTGCAAAGAAACACGGCCTACAACCGAGTTTTTTAAGCACAACCAAACGCAAGATGGTTACCATAGCTGGTGCAAACCCTGCTGCAATTTAGGAAATGCAAAATCACGGGCTAAAATTAACACCACGATTGAAGGACGCGCTAAAATCTTTTTGCAAAATGCGCGAAAAAGCGCTGCAAAACGCGAGCAACCATTTTGTTTAACTGTAAGCGATATTGTTGATTGCTGGCGCTCTCAAAACGCTGTTTGCGCTTATAGCGGGCGCGACATGACGCTTGAAGCAGGGTGCCTTAACACTGTTTCTATAGAGCGGATTGACAGTAGCGAAGGGTATGTACCTTCTAACACAATTTTGGTATGCCAAGCCATCAACCGCATGAAGTCCGATTTTGGGTTTGAAGATTTTTACGCGCTCTGCACCGATGTCGCGCAATTTCTTGGGGACGACAACCTTAACCTCTGTGTAGGGGCGTATAAATGACTAAATCTAAAGGTTTATATGCGGCAATTCACGCCAAAAAAGAACGGATTGCCGCCGGTTCTGGCGAAAAGATGCGTAAACCGGGCACCAAGGGCGCCCCGACTGCAAAAGCGTTCAAAGAGAGCGCCAAAACAGCTAAAAAGGGCAAATGATGCGCCGCATGACCCCCATGAAGACGCCGATGGGCCTGAAAATGCCCAAGCCGAAGGCCGAAATGGACGCGATCCCGCTGGCGCGTAAGCCCATGCCGGGTGGCAAGGACATTATCAGCATCACCACCAAGATGCGTGAAACGCCCATGAAGAAGGGCAAATAAGATGCCTTTGTCCAAATCTGCCAGCAAAGAGGCGTTCCGCAAGAACGTCAAGGCGGAAGTGAAGGCTGGTAAGCCGGTCAAACAGGCTGTAGCTATCGCCTACAGCGTCAAGCGCGAAGCGGCCAAAAAGGGTAAGAAGTAAGCATATGGCCGACCCCACAGGCATCCAGAAGGCGGGCCAGGTCGCCAACGTGGGGTCAAACCCTGAGAAGGTGCCTGCGCGCGACGACGACAAGATGGCGACCATGCGCCACCGCCTGAAGATGGCGCAGTCGGCGTACTCGGACAGCCGTGAGGACGAACTGGACGATCTGCGGTTTATGGCCGGCAGCCCGGACAACCAGTGGCAGTGGCCCGCCGACGTGCTGGCCACCCGCGGGTCGGTGCAGGGCCAGACGATCAACGCGCGTCCGTGCCTGACCATCAACAAGCTGCCGCAGCACGTCCGTCAGGTGACGAACGAGCAGCGCCAGAACCGGCCCAGCGGTAAGGTCATCCCTGCGGATGACAACGCCGACGTGCAAGTGGCTGAGATTTTCAACGGCGTGGTGAGGCACATTGAGTATATGTCCGACGCCGACGTGGCCTACGACACCGCCTGCGACAACCAGGTGACCTACGGCGAGGGCTACATCCGCCTGCTGACGGAATACTGCAACGACGAGACGTTCGATCAGGACATCCGCATCGGGCGCGTCCGCAACTCGTTCAGCGTCTACATGGATCCGACGATCCAAGACCCGTGCGGCGCCGACGCTGAGTGGTGCTTCATCACCGAAGACATCCTCAAAGAAGAATACGAGCGGATGTTCCCGGACGCGACGCCGATCAGCACGCTGTACAGCCAAGGCGTGGGTGATCAGGGCATCTCGTCGTGGCTTCAGGAAGACACGATCCGCATCGCGGAATATTTCTACAACACCTACGAAAAAGCCACGCTGCACCTGTACCCGGACAACCAGACTGCCTACCGCGGCACGCCGCAGGACAAGCAGCTTACGGCCATGTTTGGCAAGCCGATCCGCAGCCGCGAAGTTGACCGCAAGAAGGTCATGTGGATGAAGACCAACGGCTACGACGTGCTGCAAGAGCGCGAGTGGGCCGGCAAGTGGATTCCGGTCGTGCGCGTCATCGGCAACGAGTGGGAAGTTGACGGCCAGATGTACATCAGCGGCCTTGTGCGGAACGCCAAGGACGCCCAGCGCATGTACAACTACTGGACGAGCCAAGAAGCCGAGATGCTGGCGCTGGCTCCCAAGGCACCCTTCATTGGCTACGGCGGCCAGTTCGAAGGCTACGAGATGCAGTGGAAGACCGCCAATACGACCAATTGGCCGTATCTGGAAGTCAATCCCGACGTGACGGATGGAGCCGGGGCTGTCCTCCCCCTGCCCCAGCGCGCGCCTCCTCCGTTGCCCCAGACTGGCCTGATCCAAGCCAAGATGGGGGCTGCTGACGACATCAAGGGAACGACTGGCCAGTACGACGCCAGCCTTGGGATGCAGGGCAACGAACGCTCTGGTAAGGCCATCCTCGCCCGCGAGAAGCAGGGCGACGTGGGCACGTACCACTACGTGGACAACCTGGCCCGCGCGATCCGCCACATCACCCGGCAAATCGTGGACATGATCCCGAAGATTTACGACACGCAGCGCATCGCCCGCATCATCGGCGTTGACGGTGAGGTCGATATGGTCAAGTTCAACCCATCGCAGGCTGAACCTGTCAAGGAAATCCGCGACCAGATGGGTGCGCTGATCGAAAAGGTCTACAACCCCAGCGTTGGCACCTACGACGTGATGGTCACGACCGGCCCAGGCTACATGACCAAGCGTCAGGAAGCCTTGGACGCCATGTCGATGATCCTGCAATCCAATCCGCAGCTTTGGACTGTGGCCGGCGATCTGTTCATCAAGAACATGGATTGGCCCGGCGCGCAGGAGATGGCAGCGCGGTTTAAGAAGATTCTTGACCCGAAGGTTCTGTCGGAAGGCGATCAGTCGCCTGAGATGATGGCCGCCCAGCAGCAACTGGAGGCCATGACGCAAGAACTGAACCGCATGACGGACATCATCTCCAACGTGCAGGATAGCGTCGCCCAGCGCGAGGTGGACATCAAGGAATACAAAGCCCAGGTGGACGCCTACGACGCCGAGACGAAGCGGATCAGCGCCATGCAGCAGAGCATGACGCCAGAGCAGATTCAGGACATCGTCATGGGCACCATCGCTGCGGCTTTGGACACCGGCGACCTGATCGGCGGGGCGCCGCAGATGCGCGAGATGCCCGACATGGAGATGGAACAGCCTGAGATGGGCCAGATGCAGCCTGAGATGCCAGAGATGGGCGAAATGCAGCCCGAAATGCCGCCTGAAGGAATGATGGAATGAAGTGCGCGGACTTTGTAGGGATGCTGTTTCTGGCGCGGGATGTGACCCATTCCGCCCACCTGAACACGCGCAGCTATGCCAAGCACGTCGCGCTGAACGAGTTTTACGATGGTATCATCGACTTGGCGGACAAGTTTGCCGAAGCCTACCAAGGCAAGTACGGTTTGATCGGGCCGATCTCGCTGATGTCGGCCAAAAAGACCAACAACGTGGTCGAGTTCCTCGAAGGCCAGCTAGAAGACCTTGAGCAAATGCGCTATAAGGTCGTCGATAAGGAGTGTACCCCGCTCCAGAACATTATCGACGAGATTTTCGGGCTGTACTACACCTCGTTGTATAAGCTGAAATTTCTGGCGTAAGGAACGACTATGGAACTGCTTCGCCCATTGAATGACTCCGGGTTCGCGACGCAAAGCGTCGCTTACACCGGCACTGCCGGGTCTGTGACCGGCTGGCCTGCCGGCCCGCAGGGCGTCCTGGTGTGGTGTACAACTGACGCCTACGTCCTAGTGGGTGATGGCGTGACGGCCACGTCCGCAGCCACGCCGCTGCCTGCGTACACGCCCGTGCCGATCACCGTCCCGCAGGGGACTGGCGGTGTGTGGCGCGTCAGCGCGATCCAGATCAGCGCCGGCGGCACGATGTACGCAAAGCCGATCAACATTCGATGAGCTTTGGAATCCCCGTCCGCAATGGCCTCTCCATAGGGCTTTTGGCTTCGACGTTCCTTACGTCGGGTTCTGGACGGCTTGTCCCTAGGCTCACACTGAATTTTCTGACCGGCGCACCGCTGGACAGCCGCATCACGTTCACCCGCTCCACCACGGCTACGTTTGTGGGCAGCGATGGCCTGATCCAGTCGTCAGCGATCAACACCCCGCGCTTTGACTATAACCCGCTCACGCTGGCTCCGCGCGGCCTGCTGATCGAGGAGCAGCGGACGAACTTGCTGTTGCGGTCAGAGGAGTTCGATAACGCGGCGTGGACGAAGACGCGCTCTAGCATCACGGCTAACGCTACAACCTCGCCCGATGGTACAGCGAACGCGGATAGATTTGTCATAGACATTACGCCGGCAACCAACCATGCAGTTGGTCAGTCTGCTTCAGTAACCAGCGGGACAACTTACGCGCTCACCGTGTTTGCTAAAGCCGATCAGTTTAGCCAAATCAATTTGCGATTTTCGGCTCAATTTCCAGC